CGATAGTGTCAGTAGCTCGAACAACAACCTCAGTTAAGTTACAGAACTGATAAGGCCGCAGGATAATCTCACTACATGGGTTGGTGCCAAACTCAAAGCTAGGGTCACGACGACCATTCTTCTCAGCTTGCTTCTGACTTGCTACACGATTGAAGATACCTCGCTCACCAGACTTACTTTCTACTAGGGCTGTCCACTCACGCATAAAGGTTTCTACGTCAGGCTTCTCACTGTAGGCCACAGAGTTGTTAGCTAGAGCGCGTTGACCTTGGGTCTCCCACCACTGACCTGACTTAGCGTGACGCATACGGTCATCTGACAGGTTACTGAGGCTAATCATAGCAGAGCGACGGACACCACCAACCACAACAATCTCACCAACCTTACACATAATGTCATGACACTCTACAGAAGAGAGCTTACGACCAATAGCACCACGGAACTTGTCAATAGTAAAACGGAAGAGGTCTTCCAAAGGTGCAGGACCAGAGGCGCGACCACCAAAGGTCTTCAGCTTAGCGCCAGAAGGTCGAACACCAGACACATCCCACTTAGGCACCTCACCAGCCCAGAGAAGGCTCAGGAGTTGACGATAGGACTTAGCCCACCCTTCCTTGCTATCCTTCACTACAATGGTTGTATCGCTGTCGTAGAGGTTGTCAGGCACTTCTGGTAGCTTGTTGATGTACTGACGCTCAACACTAAAGCCTACACCTGTGCCACACAGCAAGATGAACATGGCCTCGTCAAAAGACTTAGGATCATCTACAGGCAGATAGCTACAGTTGTAGATGCAAGTATTGTCACGGTCAGCAGCCTTACCAGCAGTCATCATGGCTCGCATCGAAGGCATCACGTCAAGGGAAAGAACGGCGTCATAAATCTCGTCGAAGGTGAGGCCATCATCTCCAGCGACAGGTGCCACCAGATTGTTCATAAAACGATCAACAGTCTCATTGAACTCTTCACGACGATTATGGTCAGGCAACCAGCGGGAGTAACGACTTTTGTGAATAAAACTTTGATAGGGTGTAGGCAGGTAGTTATTGCTCATGTAGTCGTTCCTTTATTCTTGTACTAAGTCTGTTAGGTTCACTTTAGGGAAGTCTTTGTTCTTTTTGATCTTCCCATCGTCTCGTCGTTTGACACTACCATCAGGCTGAATGCAGCGCCCTACGTTATTCTCATGTACCCTACGGACTGCCTCATCAAGATCATAATCCATTGCCATAGCATATCCATAGAGAACATACACAAGGTCAGCAAGTTCCTTTAGGTCTCCTTCACTCTTCCGCATACCCTCTTTAGTCCACTCATCTAACTCTTCACCCACTAGCTTTACATACAATGATGGTGTTGGTTGTTGCTCTGTGACTTTAGCAAACTCCTTAACCATCTCTAGTGGTGTCATACTATCCCGTCCTTCAGGTTCAATACCACTGTAGTATGCCTCTGACTGTTCCCAATCATCAATCTGGTCTTGTGTAAGACTCATCGGTAGTCCTTTCTGTGTTTCTCTGGGGGGCTTAAGATCGAGTGAAGACTTTATCAAGACCCACGTAAGTCATAACTTCCCCGTTTAGCCACTTGGCCCTAGCCTTAGCCTCTCCCTCTGTTAAATCAAAGACAATCGCACTACCACAAGGACCAACGTCCTCAGCGATAATACACCATTCCCAAGGTTTTTCACCATGGTCTCCACCTCTGTATTCAGCAGTGTATTTCAATAGTAAACTCCCCATAGTTCTGTAAATACTCCTGCCATATACATAAGGCCACCAACCAACAATAGACCAACAACTCTGCCCAGCCTCTCAGCAGTACTCTTGCTATCTCCCATCAGAGTGATAACCCAAGACACCCCAATCAAACACAACAGTGCAATAAGCCAATAGTTAATCATATCGTCACTCCTTAGATAGCGCAGCTATCGCTGCTTCGCTCCTCAAGTTCTTACGAACAACCATTTAAGACCTCCCATAGAATCGAGTGTCAACCTCATCTGAACCACCTTGTCGCCAGAAATACCAGCAGTGATTATCTGTTCCCCTAACAAATTCGTGTTCCGTGGGATTGTCTCGCGTAGGGCACCACCAACCTGTGTATTCAAGCGGTGGATTGGGTTTGTCTCCCACTAGAACCACCCTTTCCCAGAACCACCTTGATTCAGTCAGTGCTTTAGTCAACACAGGGTCATCTGGCGAAATAACTTCAGTGACCCACTTAGACTTGAACCAAAAAAGTCTTCCTACCGACACCACCTTAGAACACTTCTTCATGTAAGGTGCAAAGTATATGTTGTGGGCGAGGTCAGCGGGTAACAACAACCAAGTGGGTTTAAGACTAACAAAGTGATCTATCATAGGCAACAAAACACTCTTGGTGTAAGGAGGATTACCAATGATTAAGTCACACCTAGCAAGTTCGTGTTTCGATAGGCACATAGCATCCCATCGCGTGAAGTCACCTAGAGGCTCAATGTCACTAGCCCACATACACCTAGCAGTATCACCAATCAAGTTAATCAACTGACCTGACCCACAGTTAGGTTCTGCATAAGTCTTACCTTTGATAAACTCAAGGAACTTAGGTGGCAGAGCTTTCGGGTCTGTGGTTTCATATAAGTCTCTAGGCATCTTCTCCATACTTGATCGCTTACTCATAAGTCTCCCCACAGCATTGCTTCAACCTCATAACCTACAGAGTCCGACTTGATTTTCACAGCTTCATTGAACTCCTCAGCAGAAGGTTTCTTAGCAAAAGTCTGAAACACAACATCCTTCATCCCACAAGGTTTATCATAAGTTAAAGCCCAAGAGTGGGATTGGTCTACAGTGTTCTCAAGTCTCTTCATGTTCCGTATTCCCTTCGTAACGCCTCAAGTGATATAAACTGAGGTTCATAACTTCCGTTGGACAACTCTCTCTTGACCACGACACCCTTCCACCAGTCTTTATTCGCTTGTCCAGCCCATGACTCACTCGCTCCTTTGTAGCAGCCGACAACACACCCGATAATCCCATTAGGATACGCACCATCCTTAAAGTAAATACTACGCTTATGAGAATGACCACAAGTGCTACTGGCATTGTTATTTTGAAGGAGGGTATAAGCATGGTGAGTACCAGAAGTAGCTGTACCATAATTACCAGAACTAAAGTAGTGGCTATATAGTATGCCATCCTGACAAATGATAGCGGGGGCGTTATTCTCATACCGATGGTATTCATCAAACCAATAGTCCGTTTGTAGATGCTTGAAAGAAACTCCATACTTGCTCCCTTCTAGTCGGGGGTCATGGTTGATAGCCTTAGTGATACGATTCTCGTGATTCCCCTCAAGACCAATAAAGTATGGACGCTTACGCTTTGCTACCTTGAATGGCTTACGGATACGTTCCATAGCATCGTTGTAAGTATCAATGTCCCGCTCATAGGACTGACTAACGATAGCTTGAGGATACCTCGTGTCATAGCTGTTGAGGCTCTTCATGTCAGCACCGTCACCCAAGTCTACACAATAGTCGGGGCGAATGTCATAGAGGAACTTACCTAGCCAATCAAAACGCTCATTTCCTACTGAGGGGTCCGTATGTGCACAGGACCATACTACCACTGTCTTACTCATGTTTTACCTCCAAAGGCTCCATGTTCACATCAAAGTATTTCTTAACCTCGTAGGCTTCATCCATAGAGCCATACCAATAGTTAGCTAAGAACACTTCACCACCCTCTTCAACCTTACATACTAACATTGCATCAGCCTCTGGTGGTATCCCTGCTTCCCAAAGTTCTTCCTCTGGAAAGTCATCTCTCAAGTAAGGTCCGTCAGTAACACCCCAGATTAGAACCTTTGGTGTATCTTCAAGAGTGCGGTCAGGTGGGCCTTTACCTAAGAGTCGCTTTAGCCATTGTATCATTCGTTTAACCACTCCTTTATTCGTTGAGCCACTCAACTGGTATCACCTTGTCAGCCCATTTGAACCCATGTTTCTCGCACCAACCAGCATAAGTCGTATTAGAGTTCTTATTAAGTTTGTTGCTGCTGTTACTAAAGACAAACCTAATGTCTAGCTCAGGGTGTTGCTCTTTAATGCGAAGGTGCTTGCTTCTGTCCTCTGACTTAAACCTCCCCTTAGCTTCTATGATGATACCATTAGGCAACTCAAAATCAGGTGTGTAGGTACTTTCTCGACGTTGGTACTTTACCTTTAGCTGCTCATACTCATAAGCTACACCCAAGTCCTCTAACTGACAAGCTACCCTATACTCTAGCCCTGACCTGAAGTCACTCCTTTTGGCGGTTCCCATAGTTCATCCTCTCGTACTTGTAAGTGCAGCAACC